AGTTCTCTCTAGCACTTATTCTTACATGATCCATAATATGCTTCTGTAAAGCCACTGCCATCTGTGGCTGTTGTGCTACTATTGGTGTAGAACCAAAAACCATATGTGACATAATGTGAGCTTCGTGATCCTGTCCCTCAAAAGCAATCAAAGGCATCATATCCAATGTATCTATGTTCTCTGAAGCAGGGTCTTTCGGCTCTGGCTCTGGCTCAGGTGTTCTTTTCAGTATCCTGTCTATATCTCTCACACCTAAGGCTTCATACATATCTCTAAACACTTCGTACATATTGTGCATATCAGGTGCCGCCGTAGCCATCTGCATCTTGGTCTGTGCCAACGCTATCCTTTGAGCCTGTGAAAAAATGTTAGGATTAGATACAGGTAGGACATCTACCCTCTCATCAAAGTCCTCTGACTTTACAGAACTATCTACACCCGCAATCGTATAAGGATAACTGTCAGGCAAAAACTCAGCCATGACGTTAGAAAGTAACTTAAACTCTAACTTCATCGCATAGTGCAATCTTTTGTGCACAGCTGACATGACCCGTGAGCCTTGTTCCAACATAGCAATCGTAGTACCGACCGCAGCCTGCTGATTACCATCGCCTACTTTCATATCTGTAATCGTTGCGAATCGCCGTCCAGCGTCAACTACAAAACCTAAGAGTGCCATCAATGTCTGGTCTGGACCCTTGAATGGTAAAGACATAAGACTGGCTTTAATGTCTCCGCCCGGTGCATCAACGTCTCTAAACTCTCCGGGTTGTAACGGCTCGTCATCATCCCTGATCCGTAGGCCGCGGGCTTTAAATCCTGCTGGTAAGTTCGATAGTGTACCTGCATCTATTAATTGTCTTAATGCAGCTGTCGCTGTTCTTGATAGTCCGCCTATGGTATGTATCAACCCTAGTCCGTAGAACCCGAACCCCGGTAAAAACTTGTAATGTACAAAATATTGTATCTTTTTCTTTTTCTCATCGTCTTCTTTGTAATTCCTTCGTATTGACAGTATCTGACCATTATCCTGAGAAATCGTTACAACGTAAGGTACCTTAATACCCGTTGCTTCACCCTCTTCGTCCTCTTCTTCAAACCCTTCAAGATCTAAATCCACATGACACTCAAGTAAAGTACAATCATAATCAACATTAGATGGATACATACCATCTATACGCTCCAGCTCCTCTTTGACAGAAGAACTATCGCCTTGTGCTGGTATAACAGGTATATCTCTGTAAAACCCCGATAATTGCCTCTTTCTAAGGTCGTTTAGGCTCATTTTAACAACATGAGTAATATTAGGACAGGTCTCAAGATCAGATGTGCTGTAGGGCACAACTAAATCTTCAGCTGGTATAAACTTGCTGACAGCTCTATCTAAGTTCTCATCATAGTAAACTTTTTTGAATGTTGATCCTGCAAGTGGCAAATAGAACAGCATTTGATCAAATTCAGGTGTGTATTCCTCCATAACCGAAGTTATGTAATAATTCATAAACTCTTTTACTCTTTGGGCTTGGTCTTCTTTTTCTGGAGTGCTTGATCCCATAACAAAAGTTCTAACTGGACCGCCCGGTGGAAGGAGCTCATTGAAAGCTTGTGCTTGGAATTGTGTAGCGGACTCTGCAAGTAATGGGTGCGTAACTCCGCTGGCACCCCTAAAGGGTTGTGATCTTTCTTCGTAGCTAAATCCAAGTAACTCAAGACCATTGGCAAAGGCATCTTCCCACTCCTGTCTACTATTTTTGTTTTCCTCAAACTCACCGCTCAACTCACTTGACAAACGACCAAGCTCATCATCGGACATATCCTCTGCTAAGTTTGCATAAAAGTCACCGTCCAGGCCTTTATCCTCACGAGGGTCAAAATCAACAACTACACTGCCATCTTCTTCTTCCACGATCTCTACGTTTTCTGGTGTTTCTTCAATGTCCATCGCTTCAGGGATTTCAACATCCATTTCAGCTTTGAGTTCTTCTTCATCAAGTTGAGTTGGAACTTTGTCCACCATGCTTGGTTTATCTGCCATCTAAGTCTCCTTCCGAGAACTATACCATATATTTGATAAAAGGTTCAATACCTTGTGTACCTCTGTACATATTAACAGCTTTATCTTTCATTTCAACCACGCCGCCTTTTGCCTTCATAAAGTCTGGATCGTCAAAAGCCTCTTCATCCTTTTTTGCAAACGGGCTTTGTAAAACTTTAGTTTTACCTTTAGGTCTGTCTACCAACATAATGTAAGAGAGATTTTTTGTATCCTCAACAGCATTTAAATAAGGAATATGTGTAAACCCCTCTTCAGCAAGATCTTTTGTTAATTTTCTCATAAACTTTTCAACATCTTTAATATCTACCCTAGGGTCCTCAGATAAAATATCATCTGCTGTAAAAGTTTCACCTTTAAAGTCACTATACTTTTTAGCCTGAAAGTCCATCAATTGACTTTCCGTAAAAGGTTTTTTTGTGTCAGGGTCTATTTCCCTTTTACTTAAATCAGCCTTTAAAGGTATTGAGCCGCCTAATGTTTTTCTAGGTCGTGGCATATTAAATTTATTATAGCCTACATTTCCAGTTACAAGCGGAACTTCTAATTCACCTGATCTAAGCATATTATCAATAGCTTCGTCCCTACCTACATCCAACTCTTGCATTTTTTTTCTAATTTGTAATCGAGCACCCACTCCAAAAGTTTCATCTAAAAACCTGTCTTGTGCTGCTTTTGGTGTTGATCCAACATGAGGCCCTAAGTCAAACCAAGACAATTTCTTTGTATCAAACTTAGTAAAACCGGGGTCCGTGTTTTTAGAAAAATGATAAACAGGTGTGTCTATTTTGCTAAAAATTTTTGCTGCTTTTCTTGCAGGGCCCCCAACGACAGGTAAAAATCCCATACCCCCTAATGTCGCTATGCCTACACCTTTTGCTTTTTCTATTAAACTATCTTCACCCATCTTATCAACACCAGCCTGTATTATAGCGGGTGCTTCGTAGGCACCTATAACATCACCTGTTCCAGGTAAAAAAGACAGGGCGTCATACGCCTCCTCTGTTGTCATAGGTTTCTTGTCCTTTGCCTCTAATCGGGAAAGAACGTCTCTATAACTTTGTTCAGACATCTCTTCCTAAAACTTGTGACACTTGAGCCAAGAGCCGTGGGTCCTGTGCCGGGGCCCCTGCTTGTTTCATCATTCTTTGCAAAACTGTCATGTTTCTGTCAGGCGGCATCTCTTGTAGCTGTATGGTTGTTTGTTTCAAAGTCTCAATACCAGCGTTACCTCCACTTTCTAGTCCAATAGAGCGAATGCCTTCTGATTCCATTGGTAGCTCTGTCGGAGCTTCATAAGTAATATCACGCACATCAACGTCAAAAAGAGGTGGTGCCATACCCTCATACTGTTTTTCTCGTAAATCGACGACATCTGGTTCAAGTGTTTCTTTCAACAAACGATCGAAGATCGCATCTTCGTCATATTTTTCCTTGTTTGCATTTTTTACTACAGAATCAGCCATGTTACCCTCAATAATACGCTCTTACTTTGACAGAATCAACCTCTTCGCCCCAATCATCACTCGGTAACTGTACAAAATTACCCTGACGATACCTCATTAAGGCTTGTGTCATACTATCTACAAGGTCATCATACTCTCCATTTGGAAAAGCTGCAACCTCTTCTATCATTTCGTCTGCAAAAGTTTCATCGGGGGCCCAAACCATGCCCGCTTCAAACAACGGAGACACAGAATGTACCCTTGACACCTTATCGTTACCTTTACTCGGTGTAAAATTGACAACTGGGATGCCCATGTTCCGTAATTCGTGGGTCAAGGGCATCCCTGACGCCTTAGCCTCAACGATTACTGTCTCGGGGTCCCAATAATTATACTGTTCTAACGCTAATTCCTTCAATTCTGGAAAATCCCACCGTCCTTTTTTGCTATCAAGCAAAATTAGAGCAGGTTGACCGCCTTCTTCGTTTGGATAAAACACGCCCCACGTTGTAATTGCACTAAAATCTGCTGTTTCACGCTTCGAGAAAGCTGTATCGTAGCTCTGAATGACATATTGTAGGTTCGGAACGCTTGTTTTTTCCCATTTTTGCCACCATTCACGCTTAATGATAGCATTCTCTTCGCCCGTTGGC